GTATAATTAGGAATGGTCATCACTGTGGAAGGTGCGTGGCTGGTGAGACGGGCGTTGCAACGTTTTTTGAAGTTCAGTAAAATCGACGGGGAATCAGCAGTTTATGAGTTCTATAGGTATTCAAGTAATATTCGTGAAATAAGAAGGAAGCATGGGACGCGTTATAAAATGCATGATGAAGAGTTGGAGCGGAGGCGTGATTCGGGCAAACTGCGTTTTAAAGGTATGCAAGTTGTGGTAGAGTCGACTTGGATGGAGATTTTAGGGAAGGGACGTACGACGGACGAAATCGAGATATTCAGAAGTTCGATTTTATCGTTGGATGAACTGAATCCGGAAGAAGAATTTCTGCGCAATTATGCGAGTTCGGACAAGGAACATCCATCCTACTTGTTTGTTCGGGGGCGGGCGGTCAATGAGATGCAGATTTATGGCGACATGCCGATAAAAGCGTGGTTGAGCTTTTTAGTAGAATGTGAGGTTGAATATGGGTACAAACTCTTCGGAATGGAAGTTGCGAGATCGTTCGTTCAGAGCTTTGGATCTCCGTTTCACCAGAACTCGCGTGATCTATCACAGATTGACGATATGGCGCCTGCTTTTACGTCACCTTTATTATTTGAAATGTGTTGTATGACATCAATTCTCGAAATTAATATACGCATGCGTATGCTGGAGGAGAGGGTTGCAACCCTAAAATTTGGTGAGCGGGAGATCGACCCACTTGAAGTACTAAAAGAATTCTTCCGAATCTGCATTCCGCATCCGAAAAAGATTAATAATATGTTGAGAGCTCCATACTCATGGTTCGTCAAGCTGTGGGGCGTATCGTATCATGAGCCAATAGTCCTGACGGCGAGGGGCGGCGAGGATAAGAACTCGAAAGACATATTCTTTACGGGATTTCACAGAGTCAAGAATCCATACTCAATAATGTTGAAAAAATCGAGGTTTTTTAAGAAATCTTTAGACGAGAATATCAGCAAAGTGAAAGAAGCGATAGACTATTCAAACTCGTTGACGGGGATGTCTTTAGGGCTGCCCGTATTTCTATCCATGCTACAGAATGTGTACGACACTGAGTTTAATCCGACTATGGTTCAACACGTGTTACTAGCGTCGTTCTTGTTGAGTATCCAAACAATAACTGGCTATGGACGCGCTTGGGTGAAAAATGTGTCAAGCGATAACGACACTCAAATGCGCCCGGCGGAGGACAACTTCATTGATCGAGTTGCTAAGCAAACGGAGATTAATTTTATACAGGCGTATGAAGAGGCGTTGGGGCACGGAGAAGATATCGTTAAGCCAGAAGACATGTTTACCTCCATTTTGCGTTTGGCAAGAAATACAAGTTCCGGCTTCTCTACTGCTGTTGACGTTTATAAACGATTCGGTCCAAAGTCGGGAGGGAGAGGAGAACGCGTTAAGATAACATCAAGAATTAAAGCATTAGTTATCTTCACAAAGGGCCATGAAATATTTACAGCTGAAAATCTCGCGAAAAGATATGATACGGAGGAAGATTACCAGACTAAAGGGTCACGGGATGTACCTATCAAAGCAACGCGGACGATTTATTCAATAAACCTCTCCATCTTGATCCCGCAGCTGATCCTAACTTTACCGTTGAATGAATATTTTGCCCGGTTCGGAGGATCAACTGCACCTGACTCACGTAGCCTAGGGGGTAAGGTGATTATCGGAGATCTAGAAGCAACGGGATCACGGACGATCGATGCGGCAGATACGTTTAGAAATTCGTCCGACCCAGAAATTTTCACAATAGCGATCGATTATTCGGATTACGATCAACATTTGACGGTTTTTAACTTCAGGAACGGTATGCTGGAAGGAATTCGCTCTGCGATGAAGAGATATAAAGAGTTGAGGTATGATGGATACACGTTGAATGAATTGATTGAATTCGGGTATGGGGAGGGGAGAATTGTTAATTCGAAATGGAACGGAAAGAGGCGGGTCAAATCTGTACGAATGAGCGATTATATGGCATTGAGTGAAAGTCAACGCGCTCAGGGCACTTTCAAGCCGCCGCAGGGAGTGAGACCGGTTAGTTCAATGCAAGTGTTCGATTCAGTGGGTGAGGCATCTGGAGGGGATACTCTCCTCATCTCGCCCACTGACGGATCGGATTTAGCAACCGTCAACACGCATTTGTCGGGTGAAAATTCAACGTTAGTTGCTAACTCTTTGCATAATATGGCTATCGGACGTATCATACAAGAAGAGATCAGAAAGAACCATCGAGCGGCTTTTACCTTTGAATCTGAGCAGTACGTTGGAGATGATACGTTACTTTATGCAAAGTTGAACACATTAAACCATGAAATTTTTGATAAAGCGATTGATACCATCTTCGATACTGTGGGAAAGTGCGGACATGTGGCATCGGCAGCGAAAACCCTTATCGCTCCTTTCTCTGTTGAAAAAACTCAGACTCATGCGAAGCAAGGAATTTACATTGCGCAGGATCGGATGATGATCATCTCTTCAGAGCGTAGAAAGGATATCGAGGACGTCCAAGGGTATATGAGATCACAAGTGTCGGTTATGGCGACAAAAGTAAGCCGCGGCTTTAGTCATGAACTGGCTCAGCTTGTCTTTATGATGAAGAGCAGCATCGTAGGCTTTCGTAAACTGAAGCGAACTGTGGTGGAGGATGGTGTATACCGTGATCGCGCGTTGGATTCGGAAGATGAGGATGGCTTCACTTTGATGCAGATCCGTGATCCGTTGGTCGCCTTCTACCCTGCTGAGTGGAACGGCTATGGCATGCATCCAGTCGCTTTGAATATCGTCATGACGGAAGACATGTTTATAGACACGAGTACCATGGTTGAGTTTCAGCATGTAATGCGGCCGCTCCTTCGATTTATGGGTAGGATACCTCCAGTGTGGAATGAAACTAAAGCCGATAAACGTCAGATTTCATCCATAACAAAGATGAGTTTCTTCTCCAAAATGGCTAGACCAGCGGTGAGGGCGGTTCTGGCGAATAGTGAACTGTCAGATCAAGTGAGAACATTGCCACTGGGCGACTTTTCGCCTTTCAATCTCTCCGCAACAATGATGCACTCAGCATTATTGAAAGAACCACGCGCGCGTGCCCTGCTGACGCCAGCCTACGAAAAAGAATTCCAGTCAGAGTTGAATTCAAACCGGGATAGCGAAGTAAATTTCGTCGGGAGGAACATGGAGATCAACACTAATTATATGAAACTGTTCGATGTTGATTTGTCTACGCGAATAGTGGCCAAACAATTTAGTTTTCCAGATCAGAATATGTCGTTGCCTTTTTATTTTCAGAAACTCTTGATTGGACATAGACCGGTCGCGCGGATGAGAATGACCTATATTGACCGGATTGACCAAATCTTACGGGGAGACGTCGTGATGAGGGGTTTCATCACAGCGAATACTATTATGTCCGTTTTAGAGAAGATTGGCACTGCTCACGCCGTACAGGACTTAACAACAATATTTCAGTTGATGAACATTGAATCTAAGGTGGCGCATAGGCTAGCGGAGTATATCGCTTCTGAAAGGGTAAGATTCGACGCGCTCTCGATTGCAAAGAGGGGGATATGCGGGGATGAATTCTCCATGTCGCTGGATGTGTGCACGGAACGGTTTGCTGAACGGTTCATGGAACTACCAGCGCAGTTTACTAAAACTGAGAGAGATATAGCGATTTTATATGCCGCGCAGCTAACTATGTTGCGCTGTGCGGCTAACCTAGATCTTAGGAAAATTAAGATTGGGGTTTCAGCGGATCACGTTAAGAGATTTAAACAAAGACAGGCTAGATTTAAGACTCATCTACCTAAAATGCGTACAGTCACGCGGCTGATAACGCCTGAACGAATCTCCGCACGCCTGGTTCAGCATCAGTTTACATGACGCACCACCTAATCAACTTAC